TTGCCCCAACACCAGCAGTAGCACTGGAAGTCATATCAAAAGTAGCCATAGTTTATATCTCCCCTATGCTGCGTTATAACGAGCAGTTACGATTGCTTCAGGACGAAGAATCTTCCTACCGTATAAATGCATACCACGAACAATGTCAGCAAAGCTGTCAGGGTCACGATATGTTTCTGTCTTGTTGATTTGCTCAGCAGTTGCTATAGCAGAATCATGACCAGCAACGATAACACCGAAGTTAGTCAACTGGTTAGCTGTACCCGATGTACCTGGTCCAGTACCTAAAGCAGGCAAGTTAGACGAGGAGTATACACGGAAACCGTGGAAGTTAGCTACAGTTAAACCGTTACGCAGACCACCTGATTCACCGAAATCAGCATTCATGAAGCGAGAATCTTCATCAGCGAGGATTTCCATGAAAACTGGATCGACTACCAGCCAACGACCTTGTGAGTCAACCTGCTGTTGATCAAGTACACGCTTCATGCGTGAGACAATCATTGCAGGAGAAACAGTAGCTGTTGGTAAGGAAGTAGCACCAGGCATACGTGCAGTCACAGGAATTGAGTGAGTGCCAGAAGAGGCTGTGGTAATGTTAGAGAAGTCTTCTTTATGAAGCTGCATAGAAGCAAGCAATTCATTAGCACCTGCAGTAGAAACAGCCTTAGAGCCATTAACTGCAGTGTTCAAAGCACTAGCTTGACTGTGCAAAGAACCCTGAGCATAACCAGCCATGTAGCCAAGAACTTCTTGGTCATGTTGGTCAGCAAGACGGTACGCAGCACGGTTAGTTGCAAGATCCATGAAGTTTACATGGGAGTGTGCTTCTTCAATATCGTCCATCTTAAAGGCAAAGTAGTTAGCCTTGTCGATAGTCAATGTAAAATCGGCATCCTCTAAATCCTGTGCAGTGACTTGTGTGCCACGAGCATATGAAGATACACTGATCTCAGGTTCTTTGATAATTTTTACTGTATCACCTTGTGATGCAATTTCACCAAAATAATCTGAGTTAGTAATATCGCCAACTACAGTTGATTTGCGGAAAGCAAGTTGTACTTTTTTAGAATAAATTACGGGGCTGAAATTACCATTTGGTAAGTTGCCATAACCCGTTGCGGTTGTAAAAGCCATGGAATAAATCCTCCTGTTAAGTGTTTGGCTTTAGGGAATGAGATACACATCTCAATTAAGAGTGAGTTGCTGTGCATCTCGACTCGATAAACTAAACGACATTGTTAAGAGGCTGTAGGTTTTCTAGGGTGCAAGTCATTATCAGTCGGCCAACCAATAAAATCTTGGGCCTGTACTTCTTCAGGTAGTTCTTATTTGTTTTTCAGTTTTTATGAAAACAGAATACGAGGTAGTCCCAAAGGAGGCTCATTGTAATCTGTCCTTAGTTATACCTCTGTTTGTACAGATGTCAATACTTAACGTGCACTTCCAGAGATATCATAGATAAATTTTTGACCACGCATGGCTTTATTAATTTCATCTAGGTTTTCTTCAAATTCTTTGCTAGACATTTTTGCAACGTCTGACTCACGGATTTGTCCGTTAGAGTCTTCAGTATCTACCCTAGTCTTTGAAGTCTTACTAACCATAGAAGCAGCTGCCTTTGTGCCAGCCTTCTTAGCTTCCTTAGTTAATCCTTTGTCGCCCTTGTACAAGTCAAGGACTCTAACTACAGAATGTGGATCGTCAGCATTCTCATAGACAGCATCTTGAACCCACTTAGGTTGTTCATCAGCCCAGCTATGGAACTCATCCGATTCACGAATCTTTACGAAGTCTGAATGAGACTCCATAATAGTTGTCTCTGCTGATTTACGAACAGCATCATTCTGTAACTCATCTAGTTTTTGCAAACGAGAGTCAGCTTTATTAAATAACTCTTGAGCTTTCTTAGTAGCAATCTTTTCTACTATGCCAGCTACATCAGGATATTCTGCAGCCCATGCTTCAATGTCTTCATCAGACTTAGGGGGTACAATACTACCACTAGAGCTTTCTAGTTTTTCAAAACGTTCGTTCCAGTCTTTTTCTTTGTCGGCCATATGACGACGGAGATCACCGTAACGTTTCTTAAAAGATTTTTCTTCTCCACTTAGTTTAGAATCATCTTCTACTTCTTCAGATTCCGCTTGGGATTCCTCAGGCTTTTCTTCTAATGTTTCGCCACGTTGCTCTGCTTCTAACTTTGCAATCTCTAGCTCTTCAGCCTCTATAGCTGCACGTTTTTTACTTTGGTTAAATCCACGGTCTACAAATCCTACAGACTTTGGAGCTTCTATTGTGTTTAGTTCTGGCAATTAAATATTCCTTGTGTTGGGGCCAGCATTATTGCTGGGTAGCCTTGTAGTTAATTTACTTCTTCTTCTTCTTAGGACGGGCTATTAGACCGCCTTTGTACATTGCATCTTCATAGCCATAATCGTCTGGCTCATCAACTTGAACAGTTGGTTTTACGTATGTGTAGTTAGGGTCTTTTTTAGGGGCAGTAGTAACTTTAACACCAAAGTTACTTAGTTGATCACTTGTACTTCCCCCTTGATTTTGCTCACTATCACCTGTACGAGGTTGGATTTGTCCAGAGTTGTTAGCAAGTATTGCGGCAGCTTCTACTTTTTTTGCTACCTTAACTTTTGTTTTCTTTGATGAAGTAAGATCTTTGTATTTTTTTCTCTGCGTATCATTCCAATCATCTACCTCATCTAAATTAAGTCCACTACCTTCAAGAACATTTGCATACCTAGCCTTTAAAGCTCCAGCACCATCTCCTCCAAAAAATTGTCCTAGTTTACTATTTACAAACTTACCTGACTCTGCGAGAAATTTTGTTTGTCCAGCTTTTGCTATAGCTAATAGCTCATCATCACCACTAGCTATAGCATGTAACTCAGCTACTTTAAGTTCAGCGTAACTATTTACTTGACCCGCTGAACCAATACCCCCAATTATTGCACCGATACCATTTGGTATCATACTAAGAGCACCTAATGCTCCAGAAAATTCTGACGGCTTAGAAACGTCTTCAATATACTTCTTCATTGCTTCAGGGTCAGAGAAATCTACTTCACCGTACTGCTTCATAAAGTTGTCATAGTTTGGCGGCTCAGGTGGCTTATCTTTTTTACTGCCATCATAGTCTTGACGTGGCACACACATCTGTGCAACTGAATCATACTCTTGTCCAGGAGGACATACGGGCGTTCCAACAGGTGCTGCAGGAACTCCTGAAGATACTGGTACGGCAGGTGCCACTGTCGTTTCAGTTGAACCTGGAACCCCTGGACCTGTGTAAGTAAGGGATTGTCCAGGTACATTGTAACCTGACTTAAAACCCGCAGGAAGAACCATTGTAGGAGATTTAATATACCCCGTATTACCTGCAAGGAGTCCTGCTGATGCTCTTATAGGCTCAGGAGTTGGAGTTGGTTTACCTTCCATCACTGGTTCAGTTGTTTGAGACGCTGAGTTATCTCTTTGAATCTGTTGAGGCTGTTGATTAGCTCCAGTCCTAGTTACTTGGATACCACGTTTAGATAACTCTTCCATAATCTGAGGTTTACTTTGAACCATCTGCATAAATTTACCAATGACTGCATCTACTTTAGTAGGGTCATTGAAAGGTGACTGAACACTACCACCAACTGCAAAGCTTACAACCGCACCACCTTTGTTAAAAGCTCTATTAATAATAGGGTCATTAGCTGCAACATAAGCAACCTTATCCATAAGTCCGCCATTAGCTACACCGCTTGCAAACATCTGTTCAATCTGTGCAAGATCTTCGTCAGTAATACTACCTTGATTACCTTGAGGCATAGCCTGAGACATAGTTGGTTCTCCACCAATTCTACCATTCTGTTCCATGGTTTGCAACCCCTGTTTTGCTTCCATACGTAAATCTTCAAAGTATTTTACCCCGAAGAAACGAACAACATCAGCAGGGACTACATACTCACCCTCAGACAATTGCGCTGGGATGTCGTCACGTACTTCACTAGCAAGTGAACCCGAAGGTATTTCATTGCCTGATATTGGATCACGATCAAGACCATCGTCAGCAATGCCACCTTCTTCAAACATTCTCATTTGGTTGTCCATCATATTTACTGAGCCTCCTTCGGCAAATCCTAATTTTTTCTTTATCTTATTAAATAAACTTAGTTCTATAACTTTAGATTTTGGCGGTTCACCTTGCTCTGTAAGGATATCTTGAGCAGCCTCCATTATACCAAAAATACCTTTTATATCTTTATTATAATTGGTAATAGACTTCTCAGTTATTCTTTTATCAGTACCTTTTAATTTTTCTTGTAACATTGATCTAGTATCAATAAAACGACTGTCATCATCTGAGCTACTTACAGTAAATTTTATATTTTTGTTAGGAAATTTTTCACGTTGAATAAGAGTGTCGCCTATACCCGCAGAATTAAACATAGTATTTACATCATCAAATAATTCTGTTAGATATTCATCAGGTTGTAGACTCCGCATAGGTTTTCTAAAAGGTTTTGCTTTTAATACTAATCTTAAAGAATCTTCTCCATACTTCGCCATAAATAAATTTGGGTCTTTATCTGCTAAAGCATAAACTTGACTTAAACCTTTATGAGTATATTCATGTGCAATAGTTGGGTTGTTCGCTGCATCAGCGCTTATAACAATATCTCCCTCTTCTACTCTAGCTGCCTCTTCCTCAGGATAACCTTTTTTAATTAAACTTAACTGATATTCTTTTGTGTCGGCGTCAGAAATACGTGCGTCAAATGCAGATTTGTTTGTTCTTAAAACTTTAGTTTTATTAGGATTAAATCCAAGCCTAGCTAATGGATTCCAAGAAAGTTGTTTGTCCATATCAGCACGAAACTCTAAGTTGCCAAAGGCTTCGTTCATTTGATTTTTTTCATCTTGTGCATCAGATCTAGTTACTGGACGTAAAGATTCTAATGGAGCCAAAGACTTATCTTTTTTAGGTAAATTTCTAGTTTTAGGTCTAAAAGAAGTTTCAGGTGCCGTCATTTACGTATTCCCTTAGCTGCTTTAGTTTACGTAGGGCACTGGCCTGACCTTGAAGACGGTATAAGGAGTTAGCATTGTCTGCCTGTTCCATAGCCCTGTGTGTCTCAGTAAGTCTTTTATCTAGTTCCTCTTGGAAGGCTCCCCACAAGGGCTTGTCGTTTACTAAAGGTTTTAGGTTATTCATGCTGCACCTTCACCTGTATTACCTGAGAAGCCCTGTTCTCCTGGCTGAGGGACTGTACCAGTACCTATAGTACCTCCCCCTGCCCCAGACGTATCCTGCACCTGAGCACCCGCTGGTGCCCCCTGTGGTCCTGCCTGTGGTGGTACACCCTCTTGTGGTGCTGCAGGTTCTGGGTTCTGCTCTCTGAAGGCTTTAAACAACTCTGCCTGTAGCTTAGCGTCAGCCATTGAGTTGACTACCTTGTCGGGGTCTAGGTCCATAGACTTAGCAATCTCACGCATTACGTAGTCCATCTTAGCAAACGGAGCTAGGGCTGGGTTCTGTGTAACCTGCAGGAACTGCATCAGTCGTTGTGACCTTACTTCGTTAGCCATCAGTGACTCAGTACCTTGAGCCTTAACCTCTAGATCACCCTTGATGTCTTGGTCAAAGTCAAACTGCATGTTGAAGTTAAAGAAAGCTTTACCTAGTGGGCCAAGGAGATAGTCGTCTACGTTCTTAACTACGTTACGAATACTACCGTTGGCAGCAGACATAAGCATTGAGATACCAGAAGCTGTACGTCCTACGCCTGACACACCTGTCTGACCGTGAGCGAAAGAAGGAAAGCCTGTACTCTCATCAGCAAGTACTCTAGCCTTGTCGAAGAGTTGTAGGTTCTCGTTTGATACGTTAGGGAACTTAGTGCCGAAGATGGCTTGTCCTGGTGCACCCCCCTGTCTCCTAAAGACTTTTCCTGGGTACACAGATAGGTCTTGGCCTGGCACCAAGTTTGTCTCATCAACCTCGATTATTAAGTTACCTGAGAGAGCAGCATTGTCTACTGCCATCCTCATGAAGCCATTCATTAAGGTCTGTGTGTCGTCCATGTTCTCAGCAATACCTACACCAAACAAGCTGTAAGGGTTTACCTCATAAGGAACTGAGTAGTAAGGTATATAAGAAGGAGTGAAAGGATTTAGGACAAGACGTAGAACCTGACCGTTACAAGTCCAGATATTTACGGATACTTGATCGTACTCGTCTAACTCTTCAGGAACGTCTACCTTCTGATCTTTAAGAAGAGATACGTCTACGTTGCCCCAGAACTCAAGTACCTGATAGCGTTCTGCCTTAGACTCGTTGGCTTCGTCTTCCATGATCTGTTCCCACCACTCTTTAGTGTAGGACTCACCCATATCTACAGCTGTATTGATAGCATTCTCACGAAAGAAAGGTCTACGTTTAAGCGCACGTATTTGCGTACGTGACATCTTGTGGCGCTCCACAACGTACTCTGCATCATCCATGTTGATGGCGTCAGGATCTGGGTAGAAGTTCCAAGTAGAAACAGAAGAACACTTAGGTACAGTCTTTATTGTAGGATTGTACTCACCTTCTTCTGTCCAGTTAGGATACTCTTTATCTACTGCGAACGGACCTTTCATAATACCTGTGCCAAACAGTGCACATTCAAAGGCTGTTGTACGTAGTTCTTTACGTGCATTAGACTCTTCTAATTGGTCATGTATTTTCTTTTCCATCTTCTTAGCTGCAACCATAGCTGGATGGAAGTTAATTTGGGTTGGGGTAGATCCCTCACCCTCCCTAACTCTATCTCCTAAAGGCTCAAGTTTACTTCTGAGGCCAGCAAGACGTTCTTGAAACTCAGGGAATGTTTCACCTGGATCTAGTTTAGGTATATCGACTTGACCTTCAGACTGCATCTTCTTAATGTTTTCGTCTGTTTCAATATGTACAGCTTCGAGTACACCGTCAGGAAGTACAGTAGGGTTGATACTAATTGGAAACTTGTTGGCACCAAAGAGTACTTCAACAATTTGACCGTATGCAGCAAGTACTTTAGTCTTAGTTACTTTAACAAAGACCTTAGACTTCTCAGTTGAAGTGAAGCTAACGTCTGGTCCGTACAGACCTCTGTAGTTACGGTAAGCTTTAATCCAACGCTGCTCTTCAGTGTACCTTGCCTCTTCTGCTTTATAGAACCGTTTTTGAACGTACTGCACAATAGAACCAACTGATTCGTCTGTGTCAGCCCCCTCTTCAGAATCTTCAATGAAAGACACTTCTGCGTCATCCATAATTATTTCTTCATTCAAGATATCATCTTCTTCCATAGTAGATCCTTAGTCTAGTATCCGAATTGAGGGTCAGCTGCCTGAAAGCCTGTTCTCTGATCAGATGAATCAAAGTCAAACAGGTTGCTTCTTGGTC